AAGTGGTGCCTGCACGCCGGGCGCGTCGAACTCTTGAGCGGCGACAGCCCGTTTTACAACGAGCGCAACCAATCGATCTCGAAATTCTTTGCCTTCGCCAACCAGATCGACATCGACGGCGATCACTACGGTTTTATCCGTAGATTGCGCGGCCCGCAGGATGCGATGAACCAGCATCGCTCCAAGTCGATCCACATCATGAACACCCGTCAGTTGAAGATCAAGGACGGCGCGGTGGACGATGTCGAGGTGACAAGACGTGAGGCGTCGCGCCCGGATGGCACGCTGGTCTATCACGGCGACAGCAAGGACTTGGAGATCGTCCAGCCGGATCAGGAATTCCTGATGCAGACGCAGTATTACAAGGACGCCAAGGACGAGATCGACAATTTCGGGCCGAACCAGATGCTCGCGATGGCCGGGCAGAATACGAGCGGTCGCGCCTACAACATGGCGCAGCAGGCAGGGCTCGCCGAACTCGGGCCGTTCCTGAAAAACTTCCGGATGTGGAAGCTGGCGCAGTACCGGGCGGCATGGTGCGCGGCGCAGCGCTACTGGACCTCGGAGCGGTTTTTGCGGGTGACGGCGGATGAGGAACTGGCGCAGTTCATGCAGATCAACGGCGTCGAACTCGATCAATTCGGCCGTCCGATGCTGGTCAATGCGCTCGGGCAGATCGACGTCGACATCCACATCGACGAAGGCCCCGACACCGAAACCGTGATGGGCGACGTGTTCGACACCCTGATGGCGCTGTCCCAGAACAACGTGCCGGTGCCGCCGCAGGCGATCATCGAAGCCTCCTATCTGCCGGGCAAGGAGAAAAAGAAGCTCAATGCGATGATCTCGCAGCCCGACCCGATGAAGATGCAGGCCGCGCAACTGGAATTGCAGCAAAAGCAGGCGGATGTGCAAAAGACCGCCGCCGAAGTCGGCAAAACGCAATCCGCCACCATACTCAATGTCGCCAAGGCCCGCACCGAAGGCACGCCCGGTACACCACCGCCGCCGGAAACCCCGCTCGATGTCGCGGAGCGGATCGCCAACATCCGCGAAACCAACGCCACGGCGCTGCACAAGACCGCCAGTGCAAGGAAGCTCGACCATCAGGCGCTGCTGAGCCCTCTGGAATTGTTCGCCGAACACGCGCAGCGCAATGTGGACCGGGCGCACGACGATTTTCACCGCCGCGAAGATCGCAAGGTGAAGTCGCGGCCAACGTCAGGGCCGGTCTAGGCTTCGATCAGACCCAAGCGTTTTTCGATCCGGTCGAGCCGGGTTTCGATGCCCGTCATTCGTTCTTCAAGGACGGAAAAACGATTTTCGAGGGCGGCCAAGCGGCCCTCTATCGCGCCAAAGCGCAATTCCATCCGGTGCATACGCTCGTCAAGCGCGTCCAGTTTGGCGTCGAACTTGCGCAGATATTGCAGGATCAGGCTGTCAGGCTCGGTCATCCATCCAAACTATTTAGAAACACGTCCGCTGTCAACGACATGACGGCAACGGCGCTGTGACCGGAATTTCACAGCCACGTCCGCCGGACACGACAGTCCGGCCACGCTTGCGGGCGCGACAGTCCCGATAGGTGAACCACATGGCAGAACCCAACGACCCGGCGGAAGCCGGGACGGACGATGTTGCATTGTTCAACGAGGCCATCACCGGCCCTATTGAAACGCCAGAACCAGCCGCGCCAGAACCGCCCAAGCCAGAACCAGCCGCACCCGATCCGATGGTGCCGTCCGGACGCTTGCGGGAGGAAACCGAAGCCCGGCGCGCGCTGGAACGTGAACGCGATGAACTGCGACGGCGACTTGACGATTTCATGCGCCCGCCGCAGCCAAAGACCGAACCACCCAAGCGCAGCGACCTGTTTGAAGCGCCTTCTGCCTTTGTGCAGGAGGAGGTCAAGCCGCTGCTCGACCCGGTGCAGAGCCGGATCGACGCCATCACCGAACACTACTCATTGCAGAACGCGATCAGCCGTCACGGCGATGAGAAGGTTCGCAGCGCCTACAAGGCGCTGGAAAGCGGCATGGGTGCCCGCGATAGCGAGGCATGGTCGGTCTACAATCGCGCACGCACGTCGATTGACCCTTACGGGGAAATCGTGCGCTGGCACACATCCAAGGAAGTGATCTCGACGGTTGGCAGCGATCTAAAAGCCTACCGCGAGAAGCTTGCGGATGAATTTCTCACGGACCCCGAATTCCAGAAGCGGGCCTATGAGAAATGGCGCGGCCAAGCCGCGTCAACTGGCAACAACGTCTCTCGCCCCGTGGTCCCGAAGCTTCCATCCATCGGAAAAGTCGGAGCCGCTGCCGCGTCCTCGGACGCGGACGAAAATCTCAGCGAGGAAGAACTTTTCCAAGCGGCCACCCGGCGGCGCTAGGAAAAAGAGGCGTCGCCTGTCCCGTAAGGGGAAAAGGCAATGTTCACCACCAATCACGTTCAGAACGAACTCGTCAAATTCCGCCGCAACGTCATTTCCGACTTCCTGCGGCGTTCACGCTTCGACCCCTTCATGGGCGAAGCGGCTACCAGCGTCATCGTGCGGCTTGCCGATCTCGCCACCGATGGCAAGCAGATCAACGTCCCCTTGGTCAACCAACTCTCGGGTGACGGTGTCGGTGCCGGTACGCTGCGCGGCGCAGAAGAAAGCCTCGACAGCTACGGCTTCCCGATCTGGGCCGATTGGGCCAGAAATGCGGTGGCGAATTCCCGCGCCGCCAACAAGGAAAGTTCGTTCAACGTCAGGAGCACGGCGCGCGAACTGCTGCGCGGTTGGGCGCGTCGCGTCGTGCGCGACGACCTGACCGACACGTTGTTGTCGATCCCGACCGCGACCGTGCAGACCGGCCGTCTGCAAGCGCCGGGTGCTCGCGTCAACGGCGTCAAGTGGAGTGTGGCGACCACCGCGCAGAAGAACTCATGGGTGGCGGCCAACTACGACCGCATCCTGATCGGCAACGCGCTCGGCAACTACGCCAACACGTTCTCGGGCGCGATGGGCAACATCGACAGCCCGACCGACAAGATGAGCGCGGCGGTAGGTTCACTGGCAAAGTCGCTGGCAAAACAGTCCGGCGTCGATCCGGCCAACCCCGGCGTCTACAACGGTCGTCCCAAGATTACGCCTTGGGAGATCGAGGAGCTCGATCAGGAAATGTATGTCTGCTTCCTCGGTGATCGCGCCTTCGCTTCGTTGCAGGCCGATCCGACCATGTATCAGGCCAACCGCGACGCAAGAGCCCGCGAAGGCAATGCCACCACCACCAACCCGATCTTCACGGGCGGCGCACTGCTTTACGACGGCATCCTCTACAAGAACATTCCGGAGATCACGCAGCGCCTGATCCTCAAGAATGTCGGCTCGGTCGCCAACGTCGATGTCGAACCGTACTTCCTGTGCGGTCAGGCCGCGATGGGCTACGCGATGGGCCAGATGCCGCGTCCGACCACCTTGGAAGATGGCGACTATGACTTCATCACCGGCCTCGGCATCGAAGCGCAGTATGGCACCGCCAAGATCGCCAAGGCCCCGCAGGCGTCCTCGCTCGCACCCGCGTCCGATCTCGGCACGCTGGTCGATTGGGGCATGGTGACCGGCTTCGTCGCCGCACCGACACCCGCCTAAATCCAGCGACTGGATTTTCGACAACCGGCGGCGCGGAATAACCCGCGCCGCCCCCGTCACCCCCCGGAAAGGGAAACGTCCATGGCTTATCGAAAAGATTGGGGCCAGCCGCAGGCTGGACAGCAGGGCTTTGCCCGCACGATGAAAGTATTCGGCCGTTCCGTGAACATCAACGCGACCGAACTCGCCACCATCAACAACATCGTCGGCGCGATGATGGTGCCCGCAGGCTTCACGCTGACGGACTTTCTCGCCACCACGGTGCCGGACCTCGATACGGGTGCCGCGCTGACGCTGTCGATTGGCGACGCGCTGTCGCCGACGCGCCTGCTCAACGCCTCGACGGTCGGTCAAGCCGGTGGCGCGATGCCAGCGCTCGCCGCGACCGGCTTCTTGTACCGGTTCCCGACCGACACCGAAATCATCATCACCGCCACGGCGGCGGCGGCGGGCGGGATCGCGGCGGCGTGGCCGATCTACCTCCGGGGCTTCATGCAGTAGGAGGGTCCGATGGTCTATCGACGCGATTGGGGCCAGCCGCAGCCGGGCGGTATGGGTTTCATGCGAACCGCCAAAGCCTACGGCCGCAAGGTCAACCTCGCCGCCATCGACGTGCAGGCCGGTGGCGGCCCGATTGGCATGTTCAAGTTGCCGCCGTTCTTCTTGGTGCTGGGAGCTTATGGCAACTGCGCCAAGCTCGACACCGGGACCGTGGCGCTGACCTTCAACATCGGCGATCCCGCCAGCGCCAACCGCTTCGCAGCGGCTTCCACCATCGGCCAAGCCGGTGGTGCCATCACCACCTTGGCGGCAACCGGCCTCGCGTTCCCGACTTATCAGGAGACGGAGGTGCTGTTCCAAGTGGCAACCGCAGCCAACGTCGCCGCCGCAGGCATCCTCGAATACTACCTGTGGGGGGTGAATTTCGCCTGATAAATCAACGCTCCGTTTCACACGAAACAAAGGACAATGACGATGACCCAAAAACTATCGGTGGTCTACAACGCCCCTCCCGGTGACAGCAAGGTGCTGGAAATGCACGGCCACACCTTCTTTGACGGCAAAGCGGAGGAGGTCGAGGTGTCCGACGAGGTGGCCGAAAAGATCAAGAAAAACCCGGTGTTCGCGCCGGGCGGGCACAAGAAGGAACCCGACCACGACGACGATCACGGCAAAAAGCACAAGTAGGAGACAGGGGCGGGGAGTGCACCAACCATAGCACTTTCCGCCCCGCCCTCATATGGCGCTCACCCACACCTCCGAAGAACTGATCAACAAGGCGGCGGCGATCCTCGGCAAATTCGTGCCGGGCGAAGCGCTCGGTGCGGTCGAGCACGACACCATCGACCGCTGCATCGATGACGTGCTGGTCGAACTGTCCAAGATCGTCGCCATCACCGACCGCAACGCGATCCCGAACCTGTATTTCGAAACGGTGGCGCGCATTCTGTCGATCTACGCGGCAGCGGAGTTTTCCAACGCGCCGCTCGATCTGGCCGCGATCAACAACCACGAACAGCGCCTGCGCTATCTGATCGCGGGCGTGCCGACCTACGAAATTCTCGAGACAAATTACTTCTAAGAGATCACAGCATGCCGGATGTGCCGTTCCCCCTGCTCAACGCGCCGGGACGCCAGCCGCAGGCCGCAGGCGGTCGCCTGATCAACTGCTATCCGGAGACGCTGCCCGCGACCGCTGGCAAGCCCTATGCCTACTGGCGCACGCCCGGATTGCGGCCATGGGGCACCTCAGGGGGCGCGAATTATCGCGGCGCGCTGTTGGTCGGCAATCTGCTCTATGTCGTGATCGATAACGCCGTCTATACCTTCCCGGCCGCTGGCGGTGCGGGCACCGCCTTGACCGGCGCGATGCCGGGCACCTCACCGGTGACGATGGCGCGCAACAACAAGGCGACGCCTGACGTGGTGATCGTGTCTCCCGGCGACGGCGCATTTATCGTGGCCGCTGGCGCGGTGTCGTCCTACCCCGATGTCGACGTCGGACAGCCGAATTCGGTGGTGTTCCACCGGGGCTTTTTCATCTTCACCTATGGCAATGGGCAGACGATCTCGTCCGATGTCAACTCGACCAA